GAGTAAGTTCACCAGTTACTGCATAAGGACACTTGAAGTGACCCCACGGCTTACCAGCCTTACTCTGCCCCGTCTTCCAGATCATGTCTCCATGCTGGCATCGAGGGATGTCCTTCTCGGTCTGGCCGCCAATGATTTCTTTCACCGTCGCAACGGCTTCCCCCATTGTGGGCGGCATAGTCGCCGGCTTGATAGTCCATGGATCGTCCTCTTTCACTACTGGAATGTATTCGCCAGAAGTTTCAGCCATCTTGGCTTTTACTTCTTCGATCGTTGTCTTGACTTCGCTTGCTTTATTAACTTTGACCATTTCTTCTCGTGACGCTCGCTTTCCTTTTGTTGCATATCCAGCGTTAGCAAGCGCTCTACCAATAGCGCTAGTTTCACAATTCTCCAACGCACTTGTCGCATTAACGCCTCGACCTTGTACCGTTTCTTCGGCAAGGCCCGTTGTCCAAGGCCGAACGTCCGCCTCTGTGCGATATATAGCAGCCTCAACAATAAAACGGCCACCGGCTGAATCAAGTACCTTTGTGTGAATTTGACCATCTGGATGCTCCTTCCAAAACTTGATTAATCGTTCTTCAACCGTTTCGTAATCTTCAAGATTAAACATATTGCTCGTCCTCTTCCGTTGATAATTCGCACGCTAAACTGAGATATGCGACCGCGTCGATATAGGAGTCAATGTGATTTGGGGTTTCTTGGAGCCGGGCGAGTTTGACTTCGACCATCGCCAGACACGCTTGGTAGTCCGAGATCGGAATCTCGAGCATCTGTTGGAGTCGCAATGCGATTCTAGTTTGATTGACACGTGGATGACCATAAATTCTTCCTCGGTCTCCAATGATGTCAGTTGCTGATAGTAAGACTTCACTTGCTTTCACACTCGCACCTTCTCCTTTGATTCGTAATAATCTCGTACGGCTTTACGCCCTTGCAGATAACCTACTCTGATTCCAACCATTCGACCAACATGAAAATACAACGCAGCCATTACGATCATTACAATAAAATCACCTAATGATGGATCGAACATTACGCACCTGCCTTCCATGTGTAATTGTGTTCAGCATGCTTATGCAATTGCACTTCAGCCTCAACGCTTGCACGAGTTGCACCGCCGGTGCGTGTTTCCCAGCCGCATGAACACTTTGCGTCAAAACCCCAAGTGCCAGCCATAGTTGAGTTATAAGGAATCTTGTAATCTCCTGCAATGACGTACCAAGAAATTCTTACTTTTTCAGTAGTTGCCTTAAGTTTCATTTTTGCTCCCGTGCTTCTGAAGGTATTTCCCTCGTCCACATGGATAACAATAAGCCCGATTCTGGGTCTGGGAAGTCAATTTTGATAACGAAATGGTAACGATTCTGCATCGTCTATATGGTCATCGATTGACCTTGCTAGGTCGTTATCTAGGTCGTCCATAGCGCTTACCGGCTACGACGAAAGTACCGTCTTTCTCGATGTAGATCAGATCGACCTGCACGTTCTTGCCCTCAACGTACATAATGGCAAATGCTTGTTGCCAGTTAGCCGAGCCCTTCGTGTACGAGGCCTTAGAGAAGTCCATAAGGTTACCCACCTCGACCCCATGCAAAACACGCCCTATACGGCCCCCAGAGGCCTCTGAGAAGGACGAACGCCCTGCTCTATGGGTATGACCTGAGATAACGCTCTTACCGTGCCTACGAGCCGCCTCTAGGGCTGATAGACCCCCTTGTGACTTGATAGGGGTATGGTCGCCATGTACTGCAATCCAGCCGGGGGCAATGTTATAAGGCTTGCGATGGAAGGTAATTCCCAGTTCGTCTAGCCGCATGAACTTCTCGAATCTGAGTTCTGGCAACGATAGGAATGAAGGTATCTTACGCATGATCTGTGTGTATAGCCGGTCTGTGTGGTTAGACCGAATCATCTGGGTTACTTGTAGGTCGTAAAGTACCTGAATAGCCTCCTCGCGATCATCTCCAAGAGTTTGCTCATAGGCTTCAGGCGTTCCTTCTGACCATTTACTGATCGTATTGAAATCAATCTCGTCACCAATTGTGACTACTTCGTGCGGCTTAAACTTGCTAATGAAACTGGCTAGATTCTTGACTGCGTGTCTATCGTGGAACGGCACTTGAAGGTCGCTCACTATGACTATTCGCTTCATTTAATCCTCGTCGTCATCCTCATAAGGTAGGCGATCCACTCGGTCGGGGATCGATGGCAGAATCCAGTCTGGGTAAGCGTCGCGATCTTGGATGATGCTCAGGGCTAAATCAACTGCGAACCCAGCGCGTCTCAACGCTCGGTACATTTCGTGCAGGCTGATTGCCCATGCGTCAAGCCGTGAATAGGTATCGAGATCAATAACCTTCTTCTTTGCCATGTCGAAAATTATCGCTCTAAGAGGATGTTATAAATCTCATCGACACGCGAGTTAAGTCGCTTAATTTCTGACAATAGATGGGTAATGACATACCCGGCAAGACCACCAATTACGGCAAGGCTTGCAAAGTAAAGAGTGAAGAAGTTTTCCTGTGTCATTTCTTTTTTTCGACCGTATCGACCGCAGCCTCTAGGGCATCTGCGACAATATCGCCTACTGCCTTCTTTGCTCGGTAAGACTTAATCGCTGCACGGATTACTGGAATTGCAATAAGTCCCAAAGTTGCGTAGATGATTGCTTCCATTTACTTGCCTCCTAGTAGCGAGATATTAAAGAACGAACCATCTGTGTCGCCCTTTGTAGTGAAAGAGATATGGCAATGAGCGTTATGCGGATTGCTTCCAGAATACTTACGCCAGCGCCACCCCATGCGAGGCGATGCAATTCGACCGGCGAAGATAATGTACGCAATACGCTTCTCTCCTGCCTTAGCCGCGAGTCGAAGTTGATCTGCAATATCGGGCATGAGGTCGGGCTTGCCTGACTTATGTACATCTCTATCGACATCGATCGCTCTAACCATCCCAGTCTCTCGATCAGGGTTATGGTCACTAGGACGCGCTGAATGACGCAGATCGCCGATCCAACCATCGGAACGCCTATCACGATCTGGGAAGGTATCATCGAACTGCTCGCGCAGTTGTTGTCCTGCCTTGCATAATGCTGGTTTCATCCGAGTAATACTGCTGCTTCGTCTGCCGTTAAACCAAGACGCGCCAAAAGTGCGGTTTTTTGAGCCGCAAGATTTGCGTCTTGTTGTAATTTCCAAGCATCAAAAGCGGCAAAGCCATCCGTAAATTCTTTCTTTGATATTGGACTCACGCCTTCGTCATAGATGATCGAATCGAAATCGTCACCATAAATTACCCAACCACCTGTAGGAATAAGCATTCCTAATACTTCGCCGCCTGTTGCCATTTATGCACCTATTTCCATGAGAGTAATTGTTGATTGGCTAGATTCTTTATTAAAAGAAACCGAAGCCGCAGATACTGCATTTTTCAATTGCACTTTATAAGTTGTGGCTGATGTTGTCGCAGGTGAATCTAGATATGTCATTGCAAATGAGCCAGGATATAAGGTAGATAAAGAATTTGTATAGCCAATGTAAGTACCCTGAGTTAATTGGGTGGATGTTCTAACAATGTTCAAAAACATACTGTTATCAGCATTACCGTTAGTTTTTAAAATTCCATTCACGGTCACCATAATCAAAACTTTTGAAGAAGCACTTGAAGGCGTGATGTTTAAAGTGATGCCAGAATCAGCGTAAGTGGCACTACTTGAAGAAGTTTCAGTTGTGTAAACTTGTTGTAATACTTGCAAAACTTTGCCGCCGCCAGCGGCAGCAGCCCATTTCATGCCTGTCGCTGCTGCACTATCTGCCGTCAAGACTTGTCCATTTGTTCCGATCGCTAGACGGCCTATTGTATTATCTGCAGTTCCAGCAAGAAGATCACCCTTTGCATCGATGGTGCTGATTGTTGGGGTTGTTAGGACTGGCGATGTTAAAGTTTTATTTGTGAGTGTCTGCGCGGTTGTAAGATCGACCGTTGTTGCAGTATCGATCGCTAAAGTGACTGCGCCTGAAGTACCGCCCCCAGTTAGACCCGTACCAGCAGTAACGGCCGTAATGTCGCCGACATCATTAGTCACCCATGAATAATCAAGATCAGTATTAGACGCTTTGGCGAGAATCTGACCTGTAGTCCCGCCCTTTAGATCGACCAATGAAGTATCGATGTTAGAGCCAAGAGTACGGATAGCGGCTGCGCCATCCTTTACGAAATCTGTATCGTTAGGGGTTGCCCATCCGAAGTTGGTTGTTGTTGCCATTACGCTACTGCTCCGATCGCTGTTAGCCAAGTTAGGCTAGTGTTTAGAGTGTTCCATTGTTCCGCTGGGTCTACCTGCTCCCATTTTACCGCAATTTGACTGAAGTTTATAGGAGATGCGTTGAATGTTACGGTGAGATTGTTAAGACTTGCTCTGAACGTCCAACCCTCGATGAATCCTTGGAACTGACCATCTGAGATATTAGGTGGGAGATTCTGTACCCAGACTGGTTGGCCTAAGAATACGTTAATCAGGGCATCTCGATCAGAGTCATCGATCTCGGGATTACCTAACACGAAAGTAATGTTCTGGAACTTGGCAGACGGGTTAGCGCGTAAAGCAATATACCGATCGGCTAAATCCTCAGCATCGTCTGTCTTTTTAATGCGAGAAGTATAAGACTCAGCATAAAGTCCATAAAGGGCTTGGCTCTCAAGATCAAAGGCCGTATAACTTTGATTGGCATTGTTGTCGTAAGCGATGGTAAATGAGTTACGGATGTCGCCTGTACGGCTGGATATTGCTAATCCAACGCCATTAGCGTGATTAGCGTCTAAAGTCGTATATCCGTTATTGGCTAAATAATTTTGTCGATGGGTTGCATCTGCATAACTGATATTGCCGCTTCCATCCTCGTATAAGACTCCGAGCGAAGATGTCGCGATAGCGCTACATAATGAGTAAAGGTCTGTATCGCTGGCTGATCTAGAAATAAGTTCATAAACGCCCGGCTGATCAATTTCACCCAGACCAAAGTTTGCAGCGTTTGCCCAAGTCTGAGTAGAAGGATATGCCGCCCAAGTCTGAGTAGGTGATAACTCATTCCAACGACCAAGTAGAAAATCTGAAAGCAATGCGTAAATCTGATCGCCGTCAAAGTCTTGAGAGAGGATGCCCTCGGTTATGTTCTTAGGTAATTTTGATAAGGCTCCAAGCGCAGTAATACTTGCTACCGTCGTGTAACCCAATTGCCCTGTGCTATTAACCGTAATCGTAAAGTCTGAGATGAGCCCACCAAAGATAGGGATATAAGTCCCTACTGAGTTGGTCACCTCTACCGCTAGCCCTGAGCCCACGTTGAAGTCATAGGCTGAGTTATCTAGGTTTAAGAGTTGTAACTGGCAATACCCGGCGACGGGTTGCTGATAGATATCGGTACGCCCAGAAGTAATAACGAAATCGGCTACGGTAACGTCTGTAAGTTCTACGCCGTTTATGAGTACCTTAAAATCCGGGGTATAAGCGGTCATCGGTTATTGAATTGTCCTGCGCCTAGTGTGCCTCGGGCGGCTGAGTTATTCATAACGCTAACAATAGTACGAGCCGTGCCTTCTGGATCAATAGCGCCATTTACCGTTATGTTCATCTGGCTTGAAGGTACGGTCACTTTAGGCAATGCCGGGGCGCTAGTTATCTTAGGTACGCTGGTAGTAGTAGTTGAGGATGGAGTAGAACTGCCACCGCCAAAGAATGATCCTACGGCTGATGCAGCGCTCTTGATTGCGTTGATAATTCCCATGATGCGATTATAGATATTGGTTAGATTCGATACGAAATCCGCAAAGATATCTATTGCACCTGAAATAAATATACCAAGACTCTTAAACGCTAGACCTAAGGTTTTACCGATGACTGGAGCAAGGAAGTCTTTAGCAAAGTTGTAGATGCCCACCATAAAGTCATAGAACGGTTGAAGTTGGGTATTGTTTTCTTCTAGCGAATTACGAACCGAGTTAAATGCCGAACGAACTCCATTAATAATTGGTTGAATAATCTTCATAACTGGCGCTAACTTCTCGCCGAGATTGCTAGTGAAATCTGAGATTGCCGGTATTACTTTGTTTACTATGGTTTCGACCATAGGGGTGATAGCCGTAAGAATATAAGCGCCTACTGTTTCCTTGCCTTCGTCAAAGGCGATCTTAAGGCGATCCATTTTGCCTTGGAATGTATCTGCCTTGACCGAGGCTTGACCCTCGAAGGTGCTAGCCAATTTGGCCGTGATCTGCTCCATAGACATGGTTGCTAGTTCGGTCTTCGATAGACCAATACCTAAGCGGCCGAGTGATGCAGTATTACCTTCGGCTGCGCGAGCCATCGCATTTGTAACCGCTTCAAGCGATTTGCCACTACCAGCGGCTACATCGATCGCAATAGTTTGTAGTTCTTGAGCCTTCTGGACATCGCCTGTCGCTCTCGCTAAACGCTCTAAGGATGGACGTAGTTCATCGTCGGTAACGCCAAAGGCTAAAGATGTCTTGGTTATGTAATCTTCTGTGGCGGCTATCTGCGCTTCTGTTGCTCCTGTTACGTTCTCAAGAGTAACGGCTAACTTCTGTTGCGCGGCTGCATCTGCGATTGCTGATTGAACGCCATCAATGGCTAGTTTGCCAGCATAAGCCACGGCTGCGGCTCCTGCGGCTGCAAAGGCTAGACCAGCCTTCTTTCCGAACTCGGATACCTTGCCACCAAAGGTCTGAACTTCTCCATCGGCCTTGTTAAGATTCTTTGTAAAGTTATCAACGTCTGCAAGGAGTTTAAGGGTTAAGGCTCTGGATGTTGAGGCCATTATGTCCACTCCTTCAAAATCTTATCGAATGAGGCAGTCCACTTAGCGACTATCTCAGGTTGAATCCTGCGTAATGTTGGATAGATAAACCAGCCCTTTGATCCACGACCTTCACGACCTGACCAGACTGGGAACTGCTTAAACTTGTTGGAACCGAACTCCGAGCCGCCCCAGATGTCCTTGGTCGTTGCTCCGCCTGAAAACTTCTGGGATGCGAACCCATAAGTAATCTCACCAATCTTAGATGACTTCTTGACACGGGCTCCGCTAGCGATACGTCCTGCGACTGCTCGGCTAGGCCGAGAGTTAGCCGTCTGGATAATCTCTGATCGAGCGAATTCCGCCAGCGCTCCCGACTGGCGTTTCGCTTCATCTCTTGCTTCATCCGTCATACCTTTAAGCGCCTTGAATACTTGGCGAAGTTCGGTCTGGTCTAGTGCTACTTGCTCACTTGCCACGATTACGCTCCTCTAGTACTTCAATAGCGGTCAAGATATCCTCACCCGTTCGCCAATGATCCATAGGGATCTGAGTAGCGATAGCCAGTTCTATTAAGAGTCGGCTTACGCTTCCTCTTGGATGACTTTTGGGCTCTCATCACCGACTTCGACATCGGCGATTGATTCCATCCATACATCCAACGGCTTGGTCGGCTTGCCCCCGGCATCTCTTTTCATAGCGCTATGGGCTACGTAAAGGATGTCCCACATTCCGCCGAACTGAGCAATAACCTTCTTGGTGGTTAATTCCCATCTTGCGTAATCTGGCGGACGCACCTGATAAGTGGTTTCTGTTCCGTCGTTATATTTAATTGTTATGTTTTGTTGCATTTTTTGCTCCCGTTCTATTGATTAACTGAATGTTTCTACGACTGCGCCCTTTGATACCTTGAAAGTAAAATCTACTGTCTGAGCATCTGTTCCTGCACCGCCAGCGGTTGGGAATTCTGGCATGATTGGGAATACGAACTGAGCGCCTGTAGCCGCTGTAAGTGTAACGCTAATATCTGTGTCTGGAGCGGTTTCAGCCGCAGTCCAAAGTGCCTCACATACTGAGTTAGCCTTACCCCAGTCAGCGAGCATTGAAAGTGCGAAAGTACCTTCAATGTTGGTGGTCTTGTAAGCCTCTCCATCGAGTGTCTGGTAAGTCTCGCGAAGGTTGGTCTTTGTGAGTACTGCGCTTGTTGCCTGTGCTTCGATATCTGTTCCACCTGTGAAAGATAGAGAAATATCGCGCCCTGTGATTACGACGGTTGCCATATTATTGTCCTTTATGTTGTTTGTGTGTAGTAGGTGGATACTCTGATATCGGATACCAAGACATTGGACGGCCCGACTTGAGTTACCGTTGGTTTTTCAACCGCTCCGATCGTGTACCCAACTGGGATTACTTTCAGAACGCTCATTACTAGTTGCTCGAGGTTATCGAGCGATGCAGGGTTAGAGTTATAAGCAACTGCAACCGAGATCACGAGATTAATTTTTGTGTGAAGTGTGGACTTATTAATTGTTTCTAATTCTAAATAAGGTGAGTCTGGGACGGTCACTACGAACGGAACCATAGGAGCCTCTGGAACGTAGGCGTAGACATTACCGGCTACGTTTGCAAAGGCGTTGGCTAGCGGCTGGCGTACTGTGTCAAGAATGGTTGATGCTGGCATTATTGCACCATAGAATCGGTATCAATGAACGCCCCTAAGAGCCCTGACACTCTGTTGAAAAGACTGCGGCCTAATCTATATGGCGACACTTGAGTGAAATCTACGCCTTCGATCTGACCGCCGGGAGCGATACGAGATTGAAATACTTCTACCGATACTGCAAGAACTGCTGACTCGACTGCCGGTACTCCGACATAGGTAGATGCGCCTGAAAGTGTTGCAAGCCCAGAAGGGATGACCTTGCGCTCAGTAATGTCTGCGTTGGTTATTGCTACGGTAAAGAATCCGTTGAATTCTCTGTAAACTCCATCGACAAATATGCGAGAGTTAGAATTAACGATGAATGTATCTACATCGTAATTGCTAGATTCTAAAATTGTAAAAGTTCCGTTAAAAGGGGAGCCGCAGCCGGTGATGACCACGCTCTGACCCTCTGAGAAATTGTTGTCGCCTAACACTTGATAGGTGGCGATATTGCTCGAAAGTTCAACTGCTTGAATTGGCGATGCGTACTTTACTAGCATAGGCAAAATTACGGACTCCGCGGTATCTATCACGTCCGTTAAATAAGCGTCGCTATAGAGGGACGTAGAGACGCCAAGGATTGACCTTAGTTCAGCAACTGTAACGATTGAAGCCATCTCTACATCCTCTCTAGTAAACGACTGGGGGAGCGATCGGGAGCAACCGCCCCCCCATGATTAGTTTGTGACTACGCGACCATGTAACGGTAAGCGCCGGCACCCAGTTTGGTTGCCACGGCACCATAGCCGTAGTATCCAACTTGAACCTGACCTGAAGAGATGAGGTTTGTCTGGAGTGATAGGCGTGGTGACTCGTACCATGTGTATGCATCTGGGTTGATAACGATTGCTGTGTTATCGCCAAGTCCTGCAGTATCTGTAAGGTTACGAGATACGCGAAGGTTAAGTCCGAGAAGGTTTCCGCGGACGGCAGTTGCAGTCAAATCTCCACCGGCGTTCTGTGGGTTGATTGTCTGTGTGAAGATTGGACGGTTTGCAGTATCGACCAAGCCCATTAGCGCGCCCCATTGTTCTGGAGATACGACAACGTTCTGTGCGAATCCAAGAGTGTTCTTGTAGATTGAAACTGCTGCATCTGAAACGAAGTCTGCCACGAGAGCGCCTGTTGTGAATGCTGCACGGTTTCCACCGTCTGTTCCACCTGTGATAAGTGCAGTACCTACTGCGATATCTGTAGCCTTTGCGTATGCGAACTCCATTTGACGTACGAGTTCTGCAAAGAATGCAGGCGATGAGCGATCCAACAACTCAAGGCTGAAGGTCTGCTGACCAATGAACTTCTGAACTGGAACTGACACGAACGCTGCGTTCTGGTCTGTCTCTGATGGAGTTCCGCCTTCAGATGCTACGGCCACGCTTGGAGCGACGGTGATCTTCGGAATTTCGAAACTCATACCTGCGTCAGGTAGAGCGCCGCGAGAAATTGAGTCAATGATTGGGCGATCTGCATTTGAGATGCCGTTGATGACCTCTGTGAGTTGGCGTGTTGGAACAAGTCCAGCGTTATCTGTTGTATCCGCTGCGGCTGCAACGTACATACGAGATTCTTCTGAACCTAACTTTGCGCGAACTGAATGCTCGAGATAAGAAGCCTTATCAACGATAGGGTTACGAACTGTTGTCGAAATATAAGGTGCAGTTGCAGCCTTAACTTCGACTCTTGCAGCCTCTACCGTTTCTGCGGCAGGAGCGACTTCTGGAACGGTAGTGTCTGACACTTGTTCTCCTTCTGTGGTTGATGGTATTTCTTCCTGAGTTGGCTCAGAAACTTCGTTTTCTACTGCCGCTACTTTTGCGACTTCTGCACCGGGGATTGCGCCATCTGTAACAAGGCTAACCTCGATTAAATTACTTGCGCTGATTGCCATAACGCCATCTTTGTTATTCCACTCTTCGACATCGACTCCAACGCTGAAATCTGAACGAAGTCCAGTTGCAGCCTCTTCGAGTGCGTCATTACCAGCGGTTGTCTTAGCGATTTTAAATTCTGCGATGATGCCTGTCTCGTCCTGTTCAAAACTGACAAGTTTTCCGAGCGGTCTTGTAACGTCATGTTGAAGGACTAGTTTCGTGTTTTTAGACATCTTAATTGAGTCCTTCTCGAACATTGTGCGGCCGGCTGAGGTATTACCTTCAGCGTTCCAAGACACGATACGTCCAGCGATAATGCGTGACTCTGCGTCTGCAGCCATGATGGCTACTGGCATTGTTATCTTCATGCGTTTTCTCCTTCGTTATTGATTAAATCTTCTTCTTCTTGAATTTGCTCAACGCTCATAGCGCCGATGCGGTTAAGAATCTCGTAAACTTGAGCGCGTTGTAGCGCATCTGTTCGAAGGAACTCATCTAGTGAAAAACGAATTGTTGAGGTTGAAGAGACAAAGTCTGGCATTGATAGTCTCTGCTCAATAGCGGTAAGAATTGGTTTCATTGAGAAATCAATAAGCGAACGGCGCTCCGATACTGCGTTGGAATAGGTCATGCTCGTCATCTCAGCGCTTACGAAGTATGCAGGAAGGTTGCAAGCGCGAGCCAATTCCAGAGCAACGTATTGGCGAGCCTCATTGAGTTGTAACTTGGCTGGATCGATGCCCAACGCTTGCAATTCGACATCGGCGTTAAGGAACGCAGTAGACTTGGTAAGTCGAGCGTTGCGCCATGATTCTAAAAGTTTAGAAATACGTTCGGCAGGTAGATTTGTTCCGTTCGATTTTAGAACTTGCAACGGTACTGGCTCTTTGGCAAAAGTTTCGGCAGCCTGCTCTAACGCGTGAGCCGCACGAATTGTGCGACCTGCGCGGTTAAGAAGTCCTTCGTCCATTCCGTAGAATACGACCAAAGATCCCACGCCCTGATTAGGAACGACTGAACCATCGACTTGGTAGCCAACGATCTCTGTCTGAAGATGATTAAGTTTAGGAGTTACGCGATCAGGTGCTACTCGAGTCCATGAACGTACTCGGCCGGTATCTCCATACTGTTCCAAAACTTGGCCATAGCCGATTCCGTGAAATAGTAAATCTTCTGCAAGCCATGCATAAATTGCTGAGCCGGGAACACGTGGGTCTGGTTGATTAATTACGGCTGGAGTCGGTTGATGTGAACCATTCAGTTTTGAATACTGCTCGAGAGGCAATCCTGCGAGTGTCGTGCAGATTATGTTGCGTGCGCGTGCGATAGTCGGAACGGCCATAGCCTGTTGGCGACTGGCAACCGATTGCGTAAATACGAAAGGGTTAAATGAGCCTGTGTTATTAAACGGCGCTGGAGTTGAAGCCGCATCGACGGTAATTTCTACCGAAGGCTTTGATGTAAAGATGTCCCGAATTCCCATTGGACATATTATACGCTATTGCCTAGACATTATCCTATTTGAATGTCTACTTCTGATTCTCCGCGTGTTGCAAAGTGAGTAACCATTGCAGCCGCTACTGCTCCGCAGACAATTCCAGAAGCCTTGCGACCCATGACCCATCCACCATCTCCGCGAGTAAGTTTTACTGCGCTGAGCACTTGTTTACTCAGTTCTTCTTGATCTGAATGCTGAAGGCGCATTGAAGTTACGGCTGAGACGAACTCATCGCATGATTGCTGATATTCCTGACCGCCAATCTCATACATAGGAATTCCAGCAGGCTGAAGTCGTGCGGCTACTGCGCTAGCCGTGCTTTTACTATAGGCAACTTGATTGACGGGGAACTTACGCACCCAGAACGCAATATCGTTGGCCATTTCCTTGTCGTCAAGATTAACTGGGTTAAACCAAGTGTGAAGCAAGGTCACCATAAACTTATCGCTATCAATCCTCTGACCGGCCACGAGTGAGCCGTGTTTACGGTCTGGAGATAGGTCAATGGCCATCCAAGTATCTTTCTCAACATCTAACTCTGGAACTTCAGCCTTGCACTTCTTCCATTCAGCCTCTGAGATGACTGGGTTGATCATGGATACGAATTGGCAAAGAACTTCCGTTCTAAAGATGTCCTCGCGGTCTGATAATGAGTCTTTGATATTGTCCTCATGGACTGTGTGACCTAAAGACGGGTTAGATTGATACCAAGCCTCTTTATCGGTGATGTCTGCGCCGGGGACTGCACTCCATTCGAACCAGCCGATCGAATCATCGGCTCCTTCTGAAGCGGCGAGCCCTCGTTCCCTAAATTTAAGTAATAGCACCGAGTTAGCGTGACCTGCGTTGCTATAAACGTAAGATTGAGGATTCGGGTTGGACATCTGAGTAAATCGCATCGATGACCAGACATCCTCAGTATCGAACTCGCGTAACTCGTCGATATGGATTACATCTGGAGCGGCAATACCGCGAGCGGCTGAGTTGCCGGCTCGGATTAAGTAACGAGCGCCATTCTTGAAGCGCATTTCCTGAGAACCCTTGCTCTCATACTTCTTCAGGAAGTTATCCATAAGCAATTGACTATTCTCAATCATGATTCCGACCTTGTAATAGATTTCCGCAGCCGTGTTAAGTGTGTGAGCAGTTGCAAGGTGCATCTTCTCATCTAAGACATAGATTCCGAATAAGATTCTAAGCGCCATAAATGTGGACTTACCTTGTTGCCGGGGAAGCATGATTCCAATTAGGGGATGAGCCCAACGGCCATCTGGCTTATAACGTAGACAATCTCTGGCCAGTTGTTCTTGCCAAGGAAGCATCGGGAATCCAATATCTTTGCAGAACTGAATCATTTCATCGCCACGAGTAGGTAAATCTAGCGGCTTAGAGCGGATTCTAGGGGTCTGAGAGCCATATCTGACTTCTGTCACCCCTTCCTCAACCGATACGAGCCCATCTGAGCCCTTTTGAGTCGTCATGACCCGTTTGCGTCCGACGAGAGCCGATAATGACTTATTGAAGCGTTTTCAGGGGAATTAAGAATAG